AGGATTTCGCCTCATCGCGCAGTTCGCTCACGTACTCGCGGGAGAACGATTCTTTCGGCGCTGGCGGTGCGGGCGGCGTCGAGTTGCCGCCAGTGTCGCCGTCGTTGTTGCGGAACTGAAAGAGGCCGGAAAAGCCGAGAATGACGCGAAGGAGATTCGAGATACGCATGTGGTTTGCTCCGATTAGTTGAGGGATTCAGCAAGGGCTTGCGCATCGGCGCCAGCCGCGCCCGCGAGAACCTGCGAGTCGTGATCGCTCATGTTGATGTGCAGCCCGAGCACGAGCGCGTCGTTCACGTCGCGGTGTCGATCAAAGCCGGATCGAAAAAGCGCAACCGGCCCCTCCTGAGAGGTGATGACGACAGCCGCGGATCGCGCGCCAATCGAAGCAACCAGCGCATCAACTAGCCGTTGGATTTCGTCGAAGTCTTGTGTGAGAGGCATCTGCCCGCCCTAAAAATGAAAAAAGCCCGCATCGAGCGGGCCGGTTCGGTTTTGCGCATCAGGCGCGGACTACTCAAACATATCGGGCGTGACGATGGTGCGCGCCACTTGCCCGAATCGTGCGTGATAGGTGATTGCGACAGCCGCACGTTCAGACAGCCATCCGCCGCGCGCCGCATACGCATCACGCGCTGCGATCGTCGGGTGTTGGATGACCGTCATGCCGCTGTGCTCTTTCTCTTCGACGTGATGCCTGTGACCCGTATGCGCGTATCTGCGTGTTGTTGCGCCCCAGACCTTCGGGAATTGAGCAGCGAAAAGCATCGGCAGGTCGCTGTTCTTCCGCATGTGGCCGTGATGGAACGCAATCAGCGTTTCGCCATGCTGATGCACGTAATACGGCAATTCGGACTCGATGACGATTACGCGCGGCTCGTTCTCATACAGCGCCTTGAACATCGCGCGCAACCAGATGCTTGATGCGAGGTCGTGATTGCCTTCCGCCATCAGCACGACGACTTGCTCATGACGCTCTAGCGCGAAATCGACAATGCGGCGGAGCACGCGGATCGCGGCGCCGACGATCTTTGAGAATCGCCCGTCTTGATCCAGAATGTGACCGTGCGTAGGCGTCACAGGAAGCATGCCGTCGCTGTGCAGGAAGTCGCCTAGCTGCGCGATCAACCCGGTCTTTGCGGCCGGAGCCGAATTGACCATGTGCAGGAACGCCGATACCAGCGTTCGCTCGGCGATTTTGATGTCCCAGTTCGCGTCAAGCGTCTCCTTCGCGGATGCGAGCATTCCGACGTGGCAATCGGTCAGCGTGTAGACGTTGCACAGGTCGGGCTTCGTGTCGCGCGGCTCTGCGATCGGGTCGACGCGCGGCAACTCTTTCGCCATCGCGTCGAACGCCTCGCGGATAATCGCCGCTTGGCGCTCGTTGTCGACCGCGCTTTTCACCCATTGGGCGCGCGGCTTGCCCTCCGCATCGAAGTACGTCGAGACGCCCTTCACGAGATACCCGTCGGGGACCGTGCGAGTCATCGCATGATCCGGCGAGTATCCCGACCGCGCCGCGCGCTTCTTCAGCGCGAGCATTGAATTGCTGATGGTGCCGCGGCTGATGCCGAGCGCAGCAGCCGCTTTGCGTTCGGAGCCGCATTTCTCGATGGCTTCGATAAACTCGATTTGCCGCGGCGTGGCCCACTCGGTTAGACGTTTATCGCTCAATCAGCCTCCGTTAGTCGCCGGTGTTGTCCGGTGCCGGTTTGAGTTGCTTCGCCTTCGCGACTTCTGCGGCGTCCGCTTCTGCGGATTCCTTCGCGATGCGCGCAAGCTCGCCCGGCAGGTCTTCGACGTCGTATTGCTCGATGAGCGATGCGGTCGCCGTCTCTTTCGAGAGCATGTTTCCTTGCGTGAGCGCCGTCAGCGCGTTCGCCTCGTTGAGCTTGTCGCTCCATGTCGGCGCGTACCAGGCGGGCCACTTCAGCGCGAAAGGCTTTTCGGTGGCGATCGGCGCGATCTTTTGCCCTTCCGAGTCGACGAGTTGCGCTTTCTGCGACGCCTTCGCGATCATGCGATAGAGTTGCAGCAAGCCCTTCTCGCCGTAGGAGATGCGCAGTTTGTCGGCAAGCCAGATAAGCGCCTGATTCATCAACTCCATTGCGCGCCCTGACTGAGCCGCAGCGATCTTGTCGGCGTCCGCCTTGTTGCCGTGGATCGATTCGAGCGCCACTTGCCGCGCGAGCCGCACGTATTCGAGCAGCGCATTCGTGCCGTCGCCGCTCATTTCGAGCAGTTTCGCGTCGCCGTCAGCGCCGACCGTGATCGCGTTGCCCGCGCCCTTCGTGAGCGTGCCGCCTTGCCCGGTCGCCGGCTCTTTGATGAGCAGCGTCGGGTCGCTCTGATACTTCAGCGCGCGCCCGCCTTGCGAGAGCAGATAATCAATCTCGATGTTCGTGTCGATCGCCTTCGCGAACGTGCATTTGCCGTCGATGTCGTCGCCGCCCGGCAGGTTCTTCATCCAAACGAGCGGGACGAATCCGAGCTTGTGCGATACGCTGCGCTTGTCGTCGCGCGTCATCGTCTCCGGGTCGTTGTCTTTCGACACCGGCATCGGCTGAAACCACGATTCCGCGCTCGCATCCCACTCGCGGCGAAACCAGTGATCCTGCGCGAGCATGTCGTCGGCGATCGGATAGCCGAGCGCCTTGAGCGCGCGACCCTTCGTTTTGTACAGTTCGATGACCTTCGCCAGCGTGTCGGGCGCGTCGTCTTGCCAAACCGGGGTAAGGAACTGCGTGTTCATCACGGAGAAGAACAGGCGATTCTTCAGCACGCGCAGCAGCACCGCAGCCGATCCGACTGAGCCGCGCGTTGCGGCGTCGATCATTACCTCGTTCAGATAGCAGTCTTTCGCGATGCGCTCCAGACCTTCGGCGGCGTCCGCGTTCTCGCTCGTGACGGTCGGGAAGTGCTCTTCGGAGAACAGCAGGCCGACCGAATCATCGACGACTTCGGAGCACAGCGCGAAACGCACAGACGGGCGGCGCTCGCGCAGCGGTATGTATTCGTCGGCGTCCGATTTCTCGGTGTGGAACGAGTGGGGCAGCACGTCGTATTGCGCGCCGTCGAGAACAGCCGTTAAGCAGCCGACTGTGTGCGCGCGGTCTGGAAGGTCGTTATCCTTCGGGTGTTTGTCGCGGAGCGTTTTCCACATTCAATGAATCCGGTATTTGGTGAGGTGCGTTGAGCCGATCAGCCCGCCGTCGGGTTTGCGAGTGAGCACCGCGGAAACCGTGTCGACGTCCGCCTCTTCGAACATGGCTTCGATGTTTGCCTGCGCGTATTCAGGCGCGATGTCATGCAGTGCATGCAGCGTCGAGAACGGTTGAACTTTCATGTGCAGCCTCGATGCGCTTGCGCGCGATTTCGAAATAGCCGGGATCACGCTCGATGCCGATGAAATTGCGGCCGGTGTTGGCGCAGGCGACGCCACACGTACCCGACCCCATGCAGTTATCGAGCACCGTGTCGGCTTCGTTCGTGTATGTGCGAATCAGGTACTCCATGAGCGCGACGGGCTTTTGCGTGGGGTGGACGGTCTTGCCTTCCGAGGCGATGCCAATAATCGAGCGCGGATAATTCTCGAATTCCTGCAGCGAATCCTTATCCGACTTGCCGTAATTGCCGCCGTTGTCGCCGCCCCTGCGAATAGTCGGAACCGCCTTTCTAACCAACCCCTGCGGGTTGTATGTCGGCTGCTTTTCGTAGAACACGAGCACGTTTTCGTGCGTCTTCATCGGCTGCAGCTTCGCGTTTAGATGCCCCGTTGCGCGCGTCTTGTGCCAAATCCACTCATAGCGCAGCATCCCGAGATTCGATGCGCCAAGCACCTTGTCGAATGGAGGCTGCGCCGTAAGGACTATCGCGCCGCGGCAAATCCGCTTGTAGTGCGCCCATAGCGGCGCGAACGGAATCACCGAATCCCACTTGTTCTGAGTCGTGCCGTAGGGCAAATCGCACAGGATCAGATCGACCGACGCCGGGGCGAGCGTCGCCATCACCTCTAGGCAATCGCCGAGGCGCAAATCGTGATGCATGGGGTTCCTATCGGTGAATGTGATCGGATTGGATGCGTTTGGCCGGGATATGGACGAATTTCGTGAACAGGTAATAGCCGATCGCGTCGGGAACGTGATCGAAGCCGAGTTCCTTGTCCGGGTCGTTCGTGCCTTCCTTGTAGACAAGCTGTTCGAGGCACTTGACCGTCTCTTTGCACGACGGGTCGACGAAGTAGTGACGTTTGCCGTCTGCCGACTTGATGCGCCCGTTGACGTAGTTGATCCGGTCGCGCACCAGCGGGTGAGCGTCCATCGCGATGACCTTGAAGCCATACGAGCGAAGGATCGAAATGTCCGTTTTGCCCTGCGCGCTCGTCTTGCGTTGCGCGCCGGCCGGGTCCGGGTAGATCGTGATGTGATCGAGCTTCGGCGCGGTCGGGTCGAACGACGGCAAGCCGTATGCGTCGCGCAGAACGCCCGCCATCTCGTCGGTATTCGACGTCGGGATTACGTGCTCGGCGATACACCAGATTTCGCCGTTCGCTTGCTCCTGGTGAACGACCGCCGACATCGGATTTACGTTAAAGTCCATGCCGATGTGAAGCGGGAGGGCCGGGTTATACGCGCACGGCTTGACCGATTCTTTCCGGTGAAAGTCGTAATAGACGCGCCCGCTGTAGTTCTCGAACGAGCCTTCGTATTCCTGGCGGAACGTGCGCGGGTCGAGCGTGCGGCGCGCGGCTTCGACCTCTTCGGGCGGGACGTTGCCGCCTTGCACTGACGTGTAGAGCCACGACTTATGATCCGGTTCGCCGCCATCCTGCCCGGCAACATACGAGTCGTAGCAATGATTGAAGCCCTTCGGCGTGCCGATGCGCAGGCAATGACCGCCGACGTACTTCACGCCGTCGATTTCGTATTTGCACGTCGAGAGCATCGGGCGCAGAACTTCCTTCCACGCCTCATAGGGGCAATCCGCCCATTCGTCGACGAGCGCGAAGAACAGGCCGGAGCCGCGCAGGTTGTCGTATTCGTTCAGCCCGACAATCCGGATGATGTGGCCGGTTTTGAGCAGGATGAAACATTCCGACTCGTTCGGCTTGCTGTCCATCCATGCGCGCGGTATAGCTCGCTTCAGCCGGCGCCAGAACACGCGCTTGGCCTGTTTGAACGTCGGCGCGGCGTACCATATCTCGTCGTCGGGGCTAACCTTCCAGCGTGCCGCCAGTTGCGCCGCGCGCCGCATCTCTTTCGCGCCGAGGAACGTCTTGCCGAAGCGTCGGCCGCACACAGCATCGCGGAAGCGGGCTTTCGGTTGCCATCCCCAGGCGTAAATATTCGCTTGCTTCGCCGTAAGCTGGATCGACTCGAATACGCTCGTCGGCCCCGTTGGTCGTTTCGCCATGTCAGAGAATCGGCTTTTCGGGGATCGGCTCATCCGGAGAGATGAACGTGTCCGTCGCGGTCATATCGCTGTCGTCGCCGCCGCCAGAGTCGCGCAGCATGTCGGCGCGCGTCTTTTCTAGCGACTCAATGCGCCGCGCCAGGCGTTCGACGTGCTCGCCGTAGTCGACGCGTTTGCGCACCGTCTCGTCGCCCGGCCCAAACTCCGACGCCTCGCGGTCGTGCTTCTGGATGACTTCGAGGCCGTGTTTCGGGTCGTCTTTCCACGCCTTAGCTTCAGCATCGAGCGCGCGCTGCATCCGGAAGCGGAGCAGGGTGATTTCGTCGTCGAGCGATCCGAGCCGCGCGCTCACGTCGTCGAAATCCGCCTTTTCCTCGTCGGTCAGGTGCCGGCCGTAGATGCCGTGTTTCTTCGCGTTCTGGTTGCCTTCCGGCGCTCCGTCCGACAGCCCGCCATGCACGCGGCAGACTTCCTTACCCGGAACCGCCTTTGCTGCGCACTGCGCGCCAGTGGAGCGCGCGAACGCTTTGCATTGCACGCGCTGCATTGAAATCTCCTGTTGACATACGCTCTCCTTCGGGTAGTATTTCAGGTCAGCACAACCCGAAAGAGAGAGCACGAATGAAAGATAAATCGAAGCCGGCCGCGATTGAGCGACCGACGCGCACCGTGTACGTGAACCTGTTCGCGAACGGTCACGCCGACTGGTTCGACACCGAAGCCGAAGCCCGCGCGGGATTGAACGCTCGCGCGCTGAAAATTGCTGTGCCGGTTACTTACGAGGTGTGAGCGTGACTGACGACGAAATCCTGATCCTGTGGCAAGACTTGAACAACGCGTTTATGCGCCGCGGGGCAGACCGCGATACGCCGGTGATCGTGCAATTCGCCCGCGCCCTTCTCTCCGCGAGCATCGCCGACACAGCGGGGGCACTGAGCGCAGAGCAAGAGCGGGAGCAGTTTGAAGCTGATTACGCGACCGTATGGAATGCGGCATTGAAAAACAATGGATGGAACGGAGACCACGTAGCCGGTGATGTGAAAGACCTGCGCGAAGGCGATACCTATGGCGAAGGGCGCGATTACCTAAACGCGCGATGGGAAGGCTGGCAAGCCCGCGC